ACAAAAGGATATTGGATTGTTGTTCCTGATGGAACTGTATCTACATTGCCTTGGATTCCTAAACAAAACAGAGTTGGAGTTGATACAGTAGTAGGTAACTACTCTAATATCATCAACCCTATCGATGGTGAATCTTACGCATTGCATACTTATGTAACTGCTAATGATGATAGTTCAAATAACGGTTATACTCAAGACGTTGTTACGCAATACGAAATATCTCAAGATATGTCATTTGCTAAAGCTCCACTTACAGTATCTACTGAAACTCCTATCATTGCTTTTGCAATTATCTAGTAGATGATAAACATCACTAAAATACAAACAGCGTTATCGGGACTTGTAGGGTTTAAACAGCCTTACAATCCTGATTATGCTATTGTAGATTCAACAAATCAAGCAAGTTCTTCAGGGTATTATGTAACGGATAATCCGTATGCAAAAATCGAATACATTAAGGACAACCAAGATTACGTTGATATATCTACAACAGGTTTCAATTTATTGCTTAGTGATATTAAAAATTCATCAATATCAAGTGTATGTAATCAAGTATTTAGCGATTACGATTTCATTGATAGAACATTATTGTTCAAAAACGCTTCTAATAAAGCAGAAGTAGAAGTATTACCAACAGGATTTGTCGGTTATCAAATTAGAGTAACAAGTCAGAAGAATATTGCTTTTAAAATAAGCCGTGTGTTACTCGATTTTCAAGGTACTGGTACATTTACCTTACTACTTTGGAATACTGCAAAGAAAGCAGCGATACAATCTAAGGTAATAACAATAACAACAGACCATCAAGAAGTTACTTTGGATTGGGTTGTAGATAATACAGATACAACTTATAAAGGAGAATACTACATTGGTTATATTGCAAATTCACTTACAGTAACTCCTTACAAAAGAGATTGGAACGCAGGTAATGTTTTATCTTCTCCAACCTATTTGCAAGTTGAAAGAGTAAAAGTACCAAATCATTTGACTACTACATTGTTCGATTTAGATGATGTGGATGGATTGTCAGAAGATTCAGGACTTAACTTAGACATAACTGTATATGAAGATTATACTGATTTCATTATAAACAACAAAATGTTATTTGCGAGAGCAATTCAAATAAATGGCATTATAGGTTGTATTCAATTATACTTATCATCATTAAGAAGTAACTCAAATCAATCACAGTCAGCTCAGTTATACGAGAAATTAATGATTGAATTGAAAGGAACTGCAAATGAAAGTACGGTAAAAGTAATTGGATTAGAGAATCAGTTATTAGGTGAGATTGCTTCGATAAGAACAGAAATAGGTAAATTGAAGAAAGGTTTAGTTAAAGCTAATCAAATCTTTGCTTATACATTAAGATAATGGCTAACTATACAAAAGTAAATCCAGTTGGATTAGATGTAGTAGTTGATAAAGTACAAAAGAAATTGTACGATAAATTGACTGCTTTATGGAATGTAAAGTTAGATGGTTACCCAAGATGTTATGAAGTAAAAAGAGATAAGAAAACTACTCTTGAACATTATAAAGGAAAAGGAGAATATGTGTCTTTAATACATAGTGATGTGAATAAATTTTTCTTCACTTGTAAAAAAGATATAGTTCAAAATAGCTTTACTACCTATAATGCAGAAATAGAAGTATATTTCATAGTAAATGTAAAAGATTGTAAGCCATCGATACAGCATCGAGCTGATGAGGAGGTTAGAATGGATGTAATTGATATTTTATCTAATATTGGATATGTAGAAGTTACAAAAAAGATAACAACTGATATTACAAATGTATTTAGTGGATATGATTTCAAACTTGTAAATGATTTGCATCCAAATCATTGTTTTAAGGTTACATTTGAAGTTAGTGATTTTAAACTAAAGTAGATGGAGTTTACAGTAATTAAACCATTTACATTTGATAAGTATTACAACAAAGGAGAAGTAATTAATCTCCATACACAAAAATTAATAAAACGTTTAATTAATAACAAATACATTATAAAAAATGCCATTAGCAAATCAAATTATAGTAGTTCCAAGCTCTAAAGCAGACTTATTAGGAACAGGATTGGAAGCAACAGCTTTCGATTGGGATAGAGTAGAAACGATTGAGCTTTCTGCAAGAAGTTATGTTTACCCAACAGCGACAGACCAAACATTAGCGTCAGTTCAAGCTGCTCAAGTATCTAATGACTTAATTATCCTTCAAGGGATTAAATCCTTTAAAATTACCGCTGTTGAGCCACAAATCAATACTGCGGATGGGTCAGGTTACAAAACTGTAACAGGAGAACTTCCTTACGAATATGAGGTAATGTTCGATAATAACGGTGTAAATGTTTGGAAAGCATTAAGAAAATTGAACTCTAAAGATTCTTACAACTGTGCGTTTTACGATGTTGAAGGAAATAAAATCTTCACAACCAACAAAGCAGGAACAGTTTTCAAAGGATTCCAAACTAAAATGTTGTTCACAGGACAATACAAAGGTAAAGAAGGAAATAACCCAGCTGAGGTTAAAATGAACATTCAATTAGCTGATAACGGAGAAATGGATAGACAAGTATGGATTTCAGGAGATACTCTTGATTTTGATGCTAAATCTGATTTAGATGGTATAAATGACTTATATCTTGGAACAACAAGTACAGTTACTGCCGCTTCTACTACTTGGTCATTTACTAACACATTAGCAGACCGTTCTCAATATGTTGCAGGTATTCCATTGTCAAACTGGGCGATTAAAAAAGTAGCTACTTCAGGTGGTGCAGTTACCTATATCATTCCGACAGTTGTGTCTGAAAATGCAGTAACAAAAACAGTTACTCTTACTCATACTGCAATCGGTTCAGGATTTACAGCTTCAGTTATTACAGCTACAACTCCTACAACAAGTTCAATCGCATCTAACACAATTCAATTAACTGCTACTAAATTGCTTTACAAAGGAGCATCAGCAGGTGTTGTATTGTAGTATTTAGATTAGATTATTTTATTAGACCCGTTGCATATTTGTAGCGGGTCTATTGTTTAAAATCATTACCTTTGTATTATGGCAACGACAGTTAGAGATTATATAGATAAAGCAAAAAGAGTTCAGTCACAGATAGGAAATGAGATTGATGACATTGCCCGTAGTTTTGAAGATGAAATATTAGACTTGAATAGAGAAGAACAAATATTTAAAAGAGGTTTAGATATAAACGGCACGTTGTTAGGAAAATACAAAGACGATTACAAAGGAAATACAAGAGGTTATCCAAAAGAAGGAGGAACTCCATTTAACTTTTTTGATACTGGTCAATTATTTAGTAAATTCAATTTATTATCTAAAGGAAACCAAAATAAAATGACAATAGAAAATACAGATGGTAAAGCGAAATTACTTGCTGATAAATATGGAGAGTTTGTAGGATTAACAGAAGAAAATAAACGAAAACTAAATTACGAAATAATATATCCTGAGTTAATGAAATTTATAAAAACATATTTATGATTGAATACTACGACAGCATAGAGGTATTACCATTATACAATTGGGATAAATACACAACGACACGAGATAACAATTGGTTGATAATAGATTTCAATGGTAGACAGCCTAAAATAGACAATGAAGAACTGACTGCATTAGAGAGCAAATTACAAGAGGAATATTTTAAAGCAGTTGATGATAGGACTTTTGTAAAAAAGTTGCAGAAATGGGCTAAAATCGACAACCTACGCACACGTTACAATGTGATAGCGATGTTATGTCAAAGACTTTGGTTAGGATTCGGAGATATGCAGATGGAATTAAGGCAACAATATATTGAGATAATAAATAAATTCGGATTTAATATGCCGATAATAAATACAGTAGAAGGAGATGCTGAGGAAATTGCATTGATTACTCAAGCTATGCAGAATATTAAAACTCAAATTGAAATGCTTGAATCAGAATTAAAAACTGACGAAAAAAAGCAAACATATAGTCTTAATAAGCAAATGGTTTTAGTGAGTTTAGGATTAGGATTAGCTTATAAAATAGATTCAAAACAAACGACAGTTAGTGAATGGATAGAATTATGCAAACTATTAGAGGAAAAAAATGCTCAACAAGCGAAAGCTAATAAGTAAAAATGTTGTAACTTTGTAGCTCGGGGATTACTGTGAAAGCGGTAATCCCTTTTTAAATTTAATATACTATGGCAAACGAGATAGATTTAATAATTGGAGATGCTGCATTTAAGCAAATAAGTGATTTATTATTAAAGTTAGGAGAAGTAGATACTAAATTTGGTGAAATAGCAACTAAATTTTCTAATTTAGGCAAGGGAGCTAATCCACAAAGTACCGCTGAACTAGCAAAACTTACTGCTGAAAATGAAAAACTTAATAAGGTCTTAACTGAATTAAGAGCAAGTTATGCTTCTATCGATAGTGGATTAGCTAAAGCAAATACTACAAGAGCTACATCAAGTAAACTTATCACTCAAGAAACAATTGACATAAGATTACAAAATAAAGAATTAGCACAAACATATACCGAACTATCAAAAAAAGCTGATGCTTATCAAGTAGCTGATGCTCAATTTAGACAAATGGCAAAGTCTTTAAAAGCTATGGCTTTTGAAGGAAAAGAAGGAACTAAAGCATTTATAGACAAAGAAAAAGCATTAGCCGCATTAGGAAATAGATTAAAGGCTGTTGATGCTATGACTGGTTCGCATACTCGTAATGTTGGTAACTATTCATCATCTTGGAATGGATTAGGGAACTCGATTAACCAACTTACTCGTGAAGCACCTGCATTTGCTAATAGCGTTCAGACAGGTTTTATGGCATTGTCTAATAACATTCCAATATTAACTGATGAGTTAGGCGTTCTTATTCAGAAAAATAAAGACCTTCAAAAAGATGGTAAACCAACCGAATCAATATTAAAAACAGTCGCTGGAGCGTTTTTCTCTTGGCAAACCGCTATATCATTAGGAGTAACTATACTTACAGTATATGGTGCTAAAATATGGGACTTGGTAAGCGGTCTTGATGCATTAAAAAGAAAGCAAGAAGCATTTGAAATTTCTCAAAAGTTAATGGATGACCAAATAGAACAGACAACTAAAAATATATTGCATCAAGGTAAAATGAGAAAAGATGCTGCTGTATTAGCTGGTAAATCAGCAGATGAAATAAGAGCAATTGATTTACAAACTCAAAAAGATGTTCAAGCTAATCTTGTTATAGTAAACGAAAGCAATAAAAAGAAATATGAAAATTCTAAAAAATATGCAGATGCAAAAATTAGAATTGACGAATTAACGTCTGCTTCTTCTACATTATCATCAAAAACAGAAATACAAAGAGCAAAGGAACAACAAGAATATTACAAAAATCTTGCAATAGTAAATAAATATAGAAATTGGAAAGAATCAGAAGAAGGATTGGCTTTAAAAAAGGAGGCTTACGATAAATCAAATAAGGCTTTAGTAGCACAAGGTTTCATAGTTTCTGAATTGCAAAGCGGTCAAAAAGTAGAAGAATTTAATGAAAATAAAAAAAATCAGAAAAATATAGATAAAGAAAATGCTAAAAACGATAAGACAGCAGAAGAAAATGCTAAAAACGCATTTGAAAGAAAAATATCTGATTTAGAAAAGCAAAAAGATATAGATTCTGATGCTTTAGATTCGTTTAGCGGTGTACTTCAAGAAAGACAAATACTATCAGGTAAAGTAGCTGCTGATGAAGTAAAAATAGTAGAAGCTAAATATGAAGAAGAATTGAGATTAGCAGATGGAAACGCTGACTTAATTGCTGCTGCTGAAAATCATAAATTCATAGCCATTGGTAATATTCGTGATGAAAACATCAAGAGAGTACAGGATATGTACAAAGAAGAAGAAGATATACAAGCAGAATCATTAAAAAATCAATTAGACGAACAAAAAAGACAAAGTGCTTTATTAAAAGAATTAGAGGACATAGTAGACAAAGACCAAAAAGACAGAGATAAAAAGAAAGCTGATTATCTAAAATCATTTGCAGATGAGTTTGCTTCTAAATCAGGACTTACCGAAACATTTAAAATGATGTCAGGTGAAATAGAAGGATTTGGAACAGATACTGCTGTTACATTTAATGCTGTTGCTGAATCTGCTCAAGAAATGTTTAATAAAATGGCTGAGTATAGTATGGCTAATTATGAACAAGAGTACGCTCGTTTAGAAGCACAAAAAGAAACTTCATTGAAATTTGCTGGAGATAGTACTGCTGCTAAAGAAAAAATTGAAAAAGATTACGCTGCAAAGAAAAAAGAAATAGATAAGAGACAATTTGAGGATGAGAAGAAAATATCTATGGTTAATATAGTTATAGATACTGCTCAGGCAATTATGTCTACATACAAAAAAACAGGATTCTTTGGAACGCCATTAGCTATAATAATGGGAGCATTTGGAGCTGCTCAATTAGCAATGGTTGCTGCTCAACAATTTCCTGCTTATGCAGAAGGTACAGATAATCATAAAGGAGGCTTGATGCTTGTAAATGATGGAGCAGGAAGTAATTTCCAAGAGAAAGTAATATTGCCAAGTGGAAAAGTAATTAGACCACAAGGTAGAAACGTACTTATGGATGCTCCTAAAGGAACAAAGGTATTGAATCACGAACAACAATTATTTGAAATGTTACAAAGTAATAATATATCAATGTCATCACAACAAGCAAGTGGATTGACTTATGACGAGATGAATGAGATATTCCAAAAAAATCTTAGCAATATTAAAACACAAAACACTATCTTTGACAAGAACGGATTTCAATCTTATGTTAAAAATGGTAACAGCATAACAAGGTCAAATAGTAACCGTTCTCAAGCAATTGGTATAAGCGTATAATTATGGCAGGAGAAACTTTTCAATTAATATTTAGAAATAACGAAAATATAACTGTAAGCATTGATGAACCTATCAACTTTGCTACGGTTGATTTTCAGTTAAGCCAAAAGGACAAAGGTTATGGTCGTGATGTGTCTTTTAATGGTGGCGAAACACAATTTGAATTTGTTAAATATCGTAATCATTATTTAGATAAATTATTAATATATAACAATACTTATGGTTTTGAATCTATTGTAGAGTTAATCATCACTTGCGGAACTGTAACAACTATAATTGGAGAGTTAGATTTCGCTACTGCTGTTACAGACGATTTGGAGTACTTTAAATGCAAAGTTATTCAACAGTCAAGTAAACAGATAGTAAAAAGGAGAAAGTCTGTTAAAGTTGATTTATTGAGTGATAAAGATGTAGATGGTAATGCGATTACTCCATTAGTTCCTGAAAATACATTATTAATAAGTAAGCCAATATATCAAGTAAGTAAATGGAAACAAGCCGAAGATGCTGCAAGATATTATTCCACTTTTAGTGCTGGAACTAGGACTTGGGGTATAAATTTTTCTAGACAAATAATACAGGGCGATATAGCAGATACTTTAGTGCCTGTTGAGTCAAAAAGAATTGATTTAGGGTCTGGCGAAGCTGATTTGCAATGTATAACAGCATTAACAAATTTAAAAAATATTAAAATATCAATTCCTGCGTTTTATTTTTATGTAAGACTAAATGGAATAAATGTCTATAATCCTGATGGATATTTAACCTATTCATTTAATTATGGAATAACAGATAGTCCCTCCGATAATTTTCCAACAGAAAATAGATTTATAAATACAGTAACACTAAATACAGAAGGAGCTGTTTATACTTATAATCAATCTTTTGAAGCAACAATACCTTCATTATCTTCTGGTCAAAGTTTATTTATATGGCACGAAATAAAAATTAGAAACCAAACAGACTATAATTATGTAGTCGCATCTGTCACTTGTAAAGGAATGAATGTTAATATCTCGGCAGAAAGCGATACATTTAATTCAGTAGCTCCATCATTTAGATTAGTTGATGTAATGCGACAAGTTGTTAAATCTATTTCAGGATTGAATATATCAGCTCCAAGATTCGAAATTGGTCAAGATTTTTATGACAACAGATTATTTAACGGTAATTCATTAAGAGCAATATCGGACAAGCCTTTTTATGTTTCATTAGAGGATTTGGAAAAATCACTTGTAGAATTAAATGTAGATTGGGAGATAAATGCAGATGGAGATATTTTCTTTGGTATTGAAGATGATTTTTATACTAATAATGAAGTGAAGGTATTTCCTAATACTCAATTCTCATCATTTAATAAATCATTTAATCCACGTTTTTCTATAAATGAATTTAACTATGGATATAAAAATTTCCAATCATTAAAAGAGAATGAAGAACCTAATTCTGCTGACGTTATTCACGGAGAATCTAAATGGGTATTAGGTAATAAAATGGTTGAAAATAAAAAAGAAATATCTATTGAATGGACAAGGGATGCTTTTTTAATTGAAACAAATAGAAGAAAAGCCTTAGAAATATCACTAGATACTTCTTCTCAAAATGATGATACTTTATTTGCTATTGATACTTTAAATACGACATCTGATGTAACATATTCAGAAAAAATAACACTATTACACTCTTATAACTCAACAACTGCTATACTAACATTAAGTAGTAGTGGAGAAATAAATTTTGTAGCATTAGGAATAAAGGTTGGAACGTCTTTTTCAATAATTTCTCCTACAATATATAATATTGGAACTTATACAGTTGTTTCCTGTTTGAATAAAACTTTGCAATTAATAAGTGGTTCAATTCCATCAGGATATACAGATGCTTTTTTAACATATTTTAGTTATACTTTAAACATATCAACAATTCCTTATACTAATTACACGAATGGGGGATTTACAAATATAAGTAATTTAATAGCGAGTGATAAATATTCAAATTTAAGATATTCAACAAAAAGAAATATACAACGATATTGGAGTAAATATTTAGCTACTTGTAATTTATATAAAAAAGAACAAGCTATAACTAACACTTGGTATAAAAATAATAAAAATTTTACAGCCACTTATGCAGGATTAACGCTTACAGAATCAGACCCGATTACAACTGGATTTATAGATGTAAAACCAAATTTAACTCCGTTTATGTATAATGAAGTCGTTTTTGCAAATATCGAGTTTTCTGATTTTATAGCATTACAAGATAGTTTAAGAACAATAAGAGGATATATTAAGACTTATGACAATAATGGATTGCCTATTTTATTATATCCAATGAGTATGAAGTATGAGAATTTAAGTAAGGAATTAACTATAAAAGCAGAAGAAAAGTTTAATTCAATACTTACTCCTGCTGTTGAAACAAAAGCAATAATTAAGACATCTACAACAAGTACTACGTCAGGAGGAAATATATTGTCAGATGGTTATTCTTCAATAACAGCAAAAGGAGTGGTATGGAGTACAATTTCTAATCCAACAATTGCATTAAGTACTAAAACAAATGAAGGAACTGGAAATAACACTTTTTCTAGTTTAATTTCTCCATTAGTTCAATATGAAAATTACTATACAAGAGCTTATGCTACAAATGTAAAAGGAACTTCTTATGGACAAGAAATAAATTTTTTAGCAGGAATTACTGATATTCAAATTGGAAATCAAATTTGGATGCTTGAAAACTTAGATATAGTTAAATATAGAAATGGAGATACAATACCGCAATCGACTACTGATGCAGATTGGATAAGTAAAGGCACAAATGGAATAGGGGCTTGGTGTTGGTACGCTAATTCATCAGCTAACGGACTTGTATATGGTAAGTTATATAATTGGTATGCTGTTAAAGACTCGAGGGGATTAGCTCCATTAGGTTATCACGTTCCTTCAGATGCAGAATTTGGAGTTTTAACAAACTATTTAGGAGGAGATACGGTTGCTGGAGGTAAGATGAAAGAAGCAGGTATAGTACATTGGCAATCAGATAACTCATTGGCAACAAATGAAAGTGGATTTACGGCACTACCAGGCGGATTTCGCAACACTAATGGTACGTTCTTCTCTATTACACAAGAAAATTATCTTTGGAGTTCTTCAGAGTATAATACCACAAATGCTACGGTAGTTCTGCTAGGTTGGTATAATTCATTTGCTTTTAAGTACGCTGACTATAAGTCTTTTGGTATGTCAGTAAGATTAATAAAAGATTAATAAAAGATTAAATATGAGTGCAATAAATTTATACACGACAAAGGCAGAAGCTCTTTATTTTAAAGATAGCCAAAGAAATAGTTTTTATGAGTTTGGAGGAATACAACTTATTCCTAATGAAACTTATATTCAAAAACTTACTGATATACAGTTAAAAGACACATATAAAGCGACAATATTAAGAGTGTCTGATGATTCTGCAATTGGCAATCTGCCATATTCAATTCAAGAAGCTAATTATGCTGTTATTTATGCTGCTTCAGATATTATTTATGCTGCTTCAAATACAATTACTGTTGGTTCAAATACTGATTCTATTACTTATCTTTCAATAACCCCTTCACAAGATTGTAATAATGATTTAATATATATCGCATTTAGTGATGTTGATAATAGCACTGTTTATGCTGCTTCAAACACGATTTACGCTGCTTCAAATAGCTATATTAATTCAAACTCAAATAGCAATTATAATTACTATACAAGCCCTTTTTATATAACTTCATTAGATGAGGATAATACTACGAAGCTTACATATAAAAATTTAGCATCAGATAATTATCAATCAATAGGATTAAAAGTATGGTTTAGACAAAAATCAAGACAATCTGAATTGACTACATACTATGAATCATCAACAAGAAATACAGTTACTCAAGCTATAAAAACACATAATTTAGAGATGTATGAATCAGAGTTTATGAGTATGGATGATTTAATTATGACTACCGAAATACTTGAAAGTCCATATTTATATATAGGCAGTACAAGGTACAGTTTGTTTGAAGCAATTAAAATACCTGAACTAACACAACAAGAGAACTTTGCTAAAATAAAATTCACTTTAGCACCAAATAATTAATAAAGAAAAAAATCGTAACTTTACAAAAAATTTAACATTATGGCAATATCAATAGATTTAGGAAGCGGAGCAGGAAGTACAAATGGAGATACTTTATTTGAAGCATTTACTAAAGTAAATAATATGTTTTCAACCACTACTAAATTAGCAAGTGGGGATTTAGAAATAAATGGAATTAGAGTAGGGAAAGGTAATAATTCCATTGGCTTAAGTACTGCTTTAGGAGTAGCTGCTTTGAATAGTCAAGCTTTAGGGTCTTTTGATAATACTGCGATAGGCTATACTGCATTGACTAACAATTCAAGTGGTTATATGAATACTGCGGTTGGTACAAATTCAATGGCAAATAATACAATTGGAGCAAACAATACTGCGGTAGGTTCTAATACACTTTTTAGTAATTCAGGAGGAAGTGTAAATGTAGCAATTGGAGGATTAGCAATGGAATTCAACACAACTGGAGAAAACAATACTGCGGTAGGTGGCGCTGCATTAAATAAAAATACAAATGGCGATTATAATACTGCGGTTGGAATTAGTACTTTGACTTTAAATACCCAAGGAGATTTCAATGTTGCAATTGGCGGGGTGGCTTTAAATAAAAATACAACGGGCATTTCAAATGTAGCATTAGGCACTGGTTCTATGACTGATATCACAGATGGTAGTTACAATACTGCGGTTGGAGTTAATGCATTGGATATAGGGAACAGGAATAACGCAACTGCACTTGGTTATAATGCACAAGTAACTGGTGACAGTCAAATTCAATTAGGAAGTGGAGTTACTACTTGCTATACTAATGGAGCATTACAAAACCGTTCTGATTTACGTGACAAGGTTGAAGTTAGAGATACAGTTTTAGGACTTGATTTTGTAAATTCATTACGAGCAGTTGATTACAAATGGGATATGCGTGAAGATTACAGAAGTGAAAAACCATCTTATTTAAATAACAACGCAACAGATGAAGAAAAAGAAGCTCATAAGATAGCAATGGATGAATGGTTAGAAGCGTCAAAATTAGATAACATAACTCACGATGGTACGCATACAAGAACAAGGTATCATCACGGTTTAATTGCTCAAGAAGTACAAGATGTTATCGAAACAAGTGGAGTTGATTTCGGAGGGTTTCAAGACCATAAAGTAAATGGAGGTAACGATGTGTTATCGATTGGATATACTGAACTTATAGCTCCAATGATTAAAGCAATTCAAGAATTAACAGCAAGAATTAACGTATTAGAAGGTAACTAATGGCAAAGAATACTGAAAATATTAAGAAAGTAAAGGTTAAAGTAAGAAGAAAAGGCATTCACTCAAAATCGAAAATGTCATCTTTAAAGAGTTCAAAGAATTACACTAAGAAAAATGTTGGTCAGGGTAAATAAATTTAATTATGGTAGAATTTCCAAATATAGAGCATTATAAAGGCGATACGTTTAAGCAAATACCGATGGTATATAAACTTAATGGTACACCACAAGATTTAACGGGTGCTATCATTCGTATGCAATTAAGAAAAGAAAAAGATGGCGTATCTTATTTGGAATTAACATCCGTTGCTAACGCAGGTATTACAATCACAAATCCAGCAACTGGGTCATTTAAAATTAATACGCAAGTAATTAATATCCAAGCTGGTAACTATATATATGATATTGAATTTAATATCAATGGTGTGATTGAAACATTAATCAAAGGAGATTTTATTATAACTAATGATGTAACACGATAATGGCAGATATAAAAGACATAGATGTATTTCAGACTGTAACGTCAGTTAGTTTTGAAGTAGAACCAAATACTGATGTTATTAACATTAATAAAGTTACTATTCAAGGAACAGGTGGTGGTTCTCAAGATTTACAATCTGTTACGGATATTGGTGCAACAACTACTAATACAATAACTGCAAATTCTATAACTACAACTATTGATTCTACAATTAATGGGGTAAGAGTTGGTAGAGGAAATATTGCTTCTTCAACATCAAACACAGCAGTAGGGTATCAGGCGTTACAATCAAATATAAATACTACTGGAAATGAAGGTCGTTTTAATACTGCATTTGGGAGCGAAGCATTAAAAACGCTAACTACTGGTTATGTAAATGATGCTTTTGGACAATATGCTTTAAGACTTTGTACAACTGGAACATTTAATTTAGCTGTTGGTAATCAAGCAATGGCAAATTCAACAACTGCTACTATAAATACAGCAATTGGACAATATACTCTTAGGGATAATATATCAGGTTCAAAAAATACTGCGGTAGGAAATTCTGCATTAATGCAAAATACAGGTTCTTTTAATACTGCAATTGGTAATGGAGCAGGAGGCAATGCAACTTCTTCAGGTAGTTCTAATATACTTGTAGGATTTCAAGCAGGTAGGGATATAACCACAGGAAGTAATAATTTATTAATTGAAAACATAACTAATGCCTCTATAAGTTCAGGCAGTTTCAATATAATATTAAATCCTAAAAACAAGGCAGGCGTAACAACAGGGTCGTATAATACGATTATAGGTGCTTTTGACGGGACATTTCCAAGTGCAATGGCAAACAATGTTATATTAGCAGACGGACAGGGAAATATAAGATTTAGAACTACTGAAACAGGATTGACAACAGTTCCTGCACAAACAAACACATTAATAAATGGCGATGCAAGTGGCAAAGCAGTAGCTACTAAAGAATATGTTGCAAGTGTTATTGGCGGTGCAGGAGCAACTAATTTATCTCCATCTCAAACTGCAACTAACTTTACTATTAATTCTGACACAGGAACAGATGCAACTATTCCATTAGGAAATGGTACATTAGCAGGAGCGACACTAAATGACTACACAACTGCTGAAAAGAATAAATTAGCAGGAATAGCAACAGGTGCTGAAGTAAATGTAAATGCAGATTGGAACGCTACAAGTGGAGATGCTCAGATATTAAATAAACCAACAATACCTTCAATAACAAATTTAGTTCCATATACAGGTGCTACAACTGATGTTAATTTAGGATTGAATGATATAACTGCTGAAAAATTAATAAAATCAGGTGGTTTTGATTATCAATTCTTAAAGGCTGATGGTTCAGTAGATAATAATATTTATTTAACTTCCGCTGATTTACCTTCTACATTAGATTTATATGCTACAACAACTGCTTCAGATATAAGTGGATATACTGTACTTGTTAGAAATATTGCAGACACAAGATATAATGCAACTGCACAAGATGTATCAACAGGTGTTATCGCGTCAGTTGGACAATTAGTAGGTTCACTTATTACAGATGCAAATATTATATCAGGAAATCCTGGTGTTTTTGATTTTAAAACTATTGGTAATATAAGTAGAACAAATGGAACAGGTCAAGCAGAGTTCTTCTTTAGAATTTATAAAAGAAATTTAGCAGGAACTGAAACATTAATAGCAGAATCAGATTATACACTACCTGTAACAAATGGTGGTTATGTTGAGTTTTCTGCAACTGCACTTTGGAATGATGGTATCTTTTTAGATACAGATAGAGTTGTTTTAAAATACTATGCAAATAGACTTGCATCGCCAGTTGGTTCAGACCCTACATATCAATTCCAATTTGGAGGAGCAAGTCCTGTTAGAAGTTCAGCAGCTATTCCTACATCTGTAATGCCAAATATATATTTAAGAGATTTAGCTGATGTAGAGAATGTTGATGCTTTAAACAATGAGATATTATATTGGAATGATGTAGATAGTTTATGGGAACATTCACTTGTTGAAAATTTAGTTCCTTTAGCAACTGCAACTCAAAAAGGATTAGTTTCAACAACAAGTCAAACATTCGCTGGAACTAAAACATTTACAGGAGCAATAGGTATTGAAACAAATAGTGCAGATTTAGGACTTCAAGTTAATAGCGGGGATATTGGAATTAATGTTTATGCAGAAGGCATTGGAATTGAAGTAGAAAGTATTCTTCAACAAGCAGGAGTCTTTAATTTGTCATCAACAAACACTTCAAATATTGTAGAGTTTAAAAAAGATAACGTACTTAAAGCAGCAATCCAAAACGATGGTAAAATAACAGCTACAGCAGGAACAGCGAGTACAGATGTAGTGGTTAAAAGTCAATTAGACTTAAAAGCCAATGATTCAAATGTAGTTCACTTAACAGGACTAGAAACTATTGCAGGAACAAAAACATTTAGTTCTAATATTGTAATTCCTGCTACAGGTACACCATTAATATTAAGTACAAGTTCTGGTGGTACAGTTAGTGGACTTTTGACAACTACATATCCTGATTTAACTGAATTAACATACTTAAAAGGAGTTACAAGTTCTATACAAACTCAATTTAGTGGAAAACAAGCTACATTAATTTCAGGAAACAATATTAAATCTATAAATGGAAATAGTATTTTAGGAAGTGGAGATTTAACAATTTCAGCTTCTGTTGCATCTCAAGGTGCTTTTACCGTATTAGCCAATAATACCAGTGCAAGTGCAGTACCTACGGAACAAGTATTTAAAGATGTAGCACAACAAAATTATACAGAAACACCTACTTGGTCAACATCAGCTCCAACAACTATATTAGCAAACACATACGAATGGAGTCGAATAGGAAGTACGGTAAATGTTAGAATAAGTTTAAGTTATGATACTGCCGCAACTAATTCAAGTGTAATACTTCCAATGCCAGCCGATATGCCAATACCTGCATCTATAACTGGATTCACTGCGGCATCAGACATACTTTCATACGGAAGTGGTATGATGTTAGTTACTAAAATATCAACAGCTGTGACAGGGGCTAGAAACTGTTTGTTAAGAAGAAATGCAGCAAACACTGGATATGAGTTCTTTGTGAATGTAAGTGTAGCTGTAAGCACAAGAGTAGTAATTGTTAATTTAACATATTTCGCATAATGAGACACATAAGACAAATCAATAGTGTAGGGACAAATAGTTATACAGTTGTTATAGCTGAAGAACCATTAGAGAGCCATAGGTCAATTGTAAATAATCCAACCGTGTTTGAAATTTCAGAGGATGAATTACCTGAATTTGTACAGTATGTAGATATGCCTGCTATAACTGTTCCTTACGAAGTGCAATTATGGCGAATTAGAACTGTATTAAAATTGATGCAATTAGAGACTCAAATAGAGACTGCATTAGAAGCATTACCTGAACCTTCAAAAACTGCTGCTAATTATATTTGGAATTATGGCACAACAGTAGAAAGGTCAAGTCAAACGGTTTTATTATTACAGTCTGCATTGCAACTTACAGACGAGCAGGTGGATGATTTATTTGTACAATCTGAAGCGATATTATTATGATTTTATTTGTAATAGCATACGTACTCTATCTTCCACTAACTATAATCAACTGGTTATTTGTTAAAGATAAAAAAGGTTATTTTAAAAGCTCAGCAATCAATTTAGATAAGTTTGGAAATAGAGAATTTAGAACATTGTTTAATAAAACATTAATACTTGAAAGTGGACATAAATTTGGAGACATCAATGAGACAATATCAAGTGTATTAGGCAAGAATCAACTAACAAATACTCTTACGAAATGTGGGAATCTATTAGTTTGGATATTAGATAAAATAGATAACAATCACGCAATAAAATCAATATGAGTAAAGAAAATTTAGATAGAATATTAAGTAAATTCATATCACGTAAATTAATGGTATTCATAATAGCTTGTTGCGGATTATTTTTAGGAAATTTAACATCTCAAGATTGGGTTATAATAGCTACTGCTTATGTAAGCATTCAAGGATTTACGGATATAGTTGCAAAATTAAAAAGTTAAAATGGAATTTCAAGACAAAGAAAGATTAGACCGAATGGAACAACACCTTCGACTTATAAAAGAAGATTTACAGTATATTTCTTCCGCACTTATCGGTTCAAAAGTAAATGGTAATAAAGGTGTTATTTCTGATATTGATTCAATTAAACACGATATAGAAGCATTAAAAGAAAAGTTAGAGTTTATTGAATTAGATATGGCTAAAAAGTCTGTTTATATAGGACAGTTGAAATTTGTAGCAGGTTTATTAACTGCTGGATTAGTTGGAACAATTATAAAACTTTTATCAAAATGAAGTTAGACAATAAAGGTTATTTAATGATTTGTGAGTTTGAAGGATTTAGTCCTAAACCTTATTTATGTCCTGCTAAATTAGCTACTATTGGATATGGTAACACATTTTATAAAGATGGTAAAAAAGTTACTATGGTGGATAAATCAATAACTAAAGCTGAAGCATTTGATATGTTTAAAGATATTGCTGATAATTTTGCTAAAAAAGTTTCTAAATGTGTTACACAACCTTTAACTCAAAATCAATTTAACTCTTTAGTTTCATTTGCTTATAATGTAGGAGTAGCAAATTTTATGAGAAGTACATTATTAAAGAAGGTAAATAATAATAGATTAGACCATACAATTAAAGATGAATTTTTAAAATGGGATAAAGTAGGAACAAAAAAATTAGCAGGTTTAACTAAAAGAAGAATTTATGAAGCAGACATTTATTTCAAGGAATAAAGGATTTATTACGTTTTGGCTATCTGTTTTATTAGCTACAATTGTAATTACAATGTTATCATCTTGTGGCACAAGAAAGGTAGTGATAGATGAGGTTAAGAAGGATAGTTTGTCTCAAATATCTACTAAAATAGAGACGAAAGAAGATATAAAAATTGAAAACGATATTGTGATTGATGAGATTACGATAACTCCATTGGATACTTGTAAAGATATTGTAGTAAATGGCATAACTTACAGAAACGCTGTTTTAAGCTACAAAAAGACAAAAGACAATACAATACAGAATATAAAAGTGTCTGAAAAAAAGTTAGAAGTACAAGACACAAAAGTAACTCAAAATAGAAAAGTTAAAGATATAGAGAGAACTTCTAATCCATTTCTTATCTTGCTATGGTTATTAATTCCACTATTTGCGTATATAATTTATAAATTCAAATTGATATGAAAAAGAACTCAAACAGGAGATATAGAATGGATAAATCAACTGCTAAAAAGATAGGTGCAAAGCTAAATAAGAGTGGTAGATATATGATTTCCAAAGAACAAGAGAAGAAATTAAGCATTATTAGAAAATAAATTCATATATTTGGAACTTAAACCATTTAATATGAAAAAAAATGCGGAAAGGAGATATAGATTTAACCACTATATTGCCAACAAAATTGGAGTTACTATTAATAAGCAAGGTCGTTATCGACTAACTCCTGAACAAGAAAATAAGTATTTCGACATTGTTCAAAACCAAGAGCATATCAAAAGACTTTTCTTTGACATCGAAACTTCGCCAAATCTTGTATATGCTTGGAGAATTGGATATAATCTAACTATTCACCCTGACAGCATTGTCGATGAGCGTAAAATTATATGTATCTCTTACAAGTGGGAACACGAGGATAAAATCCATAGACTAACTTGGGATAAAGATATGTGCGATAAGCAAATGCTTATTGATTTTATATCGGTGGCTAACAAGGCTGATGAAATGATTGCACATAATGGAGATAGGTTTGACATCAAATGGATAAGAACACGTTGCATATTTCATAGGGTTTCAATGTTTCCCTCATACAAGACATTAGATACGCTTAAAAAGGCTAAAAGTGGCTTCAATTTCAATTCCAATAAGCTGGATTATATTGCACAATTTTTAGGAGTTGGAGCAAAAGTAAAGCATAGTGGATTTGATATGTGGAAAGAAGTAATGAGAGGTAATCCTGACGCTCTTGAGGAAATGGGTAATTACTGCGATGGGGATATAGTTGTGTTAGAGGATGTATTCTTAACGATGCAGAATTATATTAAACCGAACACTCACGCTGGAGTTATAAATGGAAATCTAAAATACAGTTGCCCTTCTTGCTCAAGTGAAAATGTAGTGCTACTTAAAAATGTTGTAACTCCACTTGGAACTATCAAAAGACTAATGGAATGTCAAGATTGTGGTCAAGTTTACGAAATAAGCAATTCAGCCTACAAACTTCATTTAGAAATGAAGGATAAGTTTAAGTAAGCGGTAAATAAAGGCGATAATCACCGCAATAAGTAACCCCTAATAAATAAATCTATTAGGGGTTTTTTATTACAATTCAAATATATTTCCATTACTGCTCAACTTACCAAACCTTCTATCAGTTACTACCGAACCATTGCTGAATATCGTATCGCAAATAGATAGTTTCATTGTTCCAGCGTTAATAATGTCATCGCTATTGTGAATATGCCCGAATAACATTAGTTTTGGCTTTATTCTTGTTATAACGTGTCGTTTTAACGCTTTACAGCCACAAAATTCTAATTTACCATCTCTATCTTCAGAAATATCTAATATTCCTTTAGGCGGTGTGTGAGTAATCAATATATCGACATCATCATCAACACTTCGTTCCCAATGCCTATCTAATTTGTCTCTACTTTTCATAAAGCTCCAATTACCAAAGTTTGGCGATATTGGACTTCCGTGAATTTTAAATCCACACATACTTATCCAACTATCTTCAAGATAAAAAATACCATTACCTTCAAAATCATCTTTAGTAACTAACTTCTTTTCAATTGACGAATCGTGATTTCCAGCTACATAGATTTTATGTTTAATAGGAAGTTCGCTATACCAATCAATAAATTTTCTAACTTCAGGTTCATTATTGTAAGGGTCTCTTACGTTACTGCAATCTCCTGAATGAATTACTATATCAATATCTTTAGGAATTTCTAATAAATCGTGATAGCTATGTGTGTCGCTTATGTGCCAAATTCTTTTCTTTTTCACGTTCTTTACATTTTTCTAATAGTTCTTTTGCTTTTTGTTTTTGCTCTGCGGCATACTCCCATATAGAGAGTCTTTTTTCTACTGTGTGTTTGCTATATGCCATTCTTTTCTAAGTTTTTTAATGAAATCTTTTACTGCTCCTTCCATTTCTGTTGGAACACGTAATTGTAATATTTTGAAATCGTAATCTAATTTCTTACGACCTGCCCCTTCTCTTTTTCCGCCTTGTGTGTTACTCATTATCGTTTTGTATTAGTGAATAAATATACTCCAATGTTTCAATCTCTCTCAATTGGGAATCAACTAACTTAATAGCGTCTTCAACTCCAATTTTCCAAAATGGTTCATTGTCTAACTCTCTTTTTGCTACTTCAATCATAGCACTTACTTTAATCATTGCGTTTTCTTTCATAGTTTATAATTTATTTAGTGTCAGGGTAGGAATCGAACCTACTTGTAGTTTAAACTACCGAACCATTTCGCCTGACTTCCCGACCGAGGACACCTCAATCCCAAACATAATCTTGTTCATATCCTATCCAAACTCTAACATCAAAACCCATTTCTCTTAGTTGGTTTATTCTGTATTTTTGGATTTCGCTTAAAACTCCTTTTTTTTGCTTTACTTCTATAAATCGGCAACAACCGCCTTTTAGTGCCAATAAATCAGGAATACCATTCATCGAAGTCTTTATCAACTTTATAACAATCCAACCATCATCTTGCATTTTCTTTTTAATACTACTCTGTATCGCACTTTCTAACATATCTTTTTATATTGTTATCGTAATCACATTCAAACTCTAATAATCCGCTTCCATCTAAATAAATAAATGTATATATCCAATGATACCTTCCGTACTTATTTGGCATATTCTCATTTATTCTAATTCCACTATATCTAATTTCTTTCCCTAATGGAGTTAATTGAATACGTTGGTCTAACCAAAACTCAACACCTTTGAAATTTATACATTCAGGAGGTAGTGGAATAAACTCAATCGGCTTCTTTACTTTCATTTGACAAATATAATACTTTAATTAATATTTTCACGTTTAAAATTCGATAATGTGTAATTTTTTTTATTCATAACAGATTTGTAGATGTTTTTCTCAATCCCTCCTTTAGAAAATATCCAGTAAACATCATTAGTATTTCTGTCCATTGTGGTGAGCCTATCTCTTGATTGCCAATAAGATGTAGCACTAAAATCAATATTATAATAGACAAGATACTTTGCGTTTTTAAGGCTGATTCCTTCTCTCGCTGACACAATCTGAAGGGCAATACATTTATCAGTATTATTAAATTCATCTAAATCTTCTGTCAAGTTTTCTGCTCCATATACTTGACGCAAAGCATTTAATTCTTCTTTGAACTTGTAGAATATCGCAATCTTTTCGTTTTCAAACTTCCATTTAATAAACTTTGCCTTGCTATAATCGATAACCATCGATGTGCCATCCTCAAACTTACAAGTGCCTGAACACAATTGATGTACTTTCTGCATAAGTTTTACTCCAGTATCTCCGAGTATCAATCCACTTTTACCTTGCACAATTTTATCACGTTTTAATCGCTTAATAATGTCATAAGTAATATCCTCCATCGGACACTCCAATATATGTTCGTTTACTTCTGAAGTAAAACCAGCTTGTGCTTGGGTAAAAGTTATAATATACGGTTGTATTTGTGGTAAAATTTTACTTTCAACCCCATATTTATATACCTTTACTTTTGCATAACCAAGATTCTGCTCGATAACATTAACGTAATCATTCGCCCATTTGTAGAAGTTAGTGTACTGTTTAAATGGGGCAAAATCATTAATCCAAAATTGATGGAATATTTGAGAAAAACTTTCAGGCGACATTGTTCCACTTAATGATATAGAAGGTATTTTATGAAATCGTTTCTTATATATTTTAGTGAACTTATTAATCTTGGGAAATGTTCCGAACAGCCCATGGCTTTCATCACAGACTACTATATCAAAATCATTAGTCAATACTTTGTGGATTGATTCCTTGTTAATAATAGTTAAGTCAAAGTTATATCCAAAGTTGTTATAATCTCCTTGTATGGAACTAAACGCTTTAATCTTTGTTATAAATAGAACTCTTTTAGCTCCATATAGTTTACAAGTTTCAAGAGCGGTCAAAGTTTTACCTAAACGAACTTGCATATTTAAAAATACAAATCCTTTTTCTTTTAATAAATTATTAGCTTCATTAGCTATACGAACTTGATAATCCCTCAGTTTTTGCATAATTCAAATATTTTTTATAAGCATCTAATTCATTTTCAAATCTTCCTAAATTAATGGTTTTTCCATTTACTTTTATTTTAGAAGTCCATTTGCTTCTGTCTTTATCCCAGCTAACTCCAATGTATTTAGAACTTCTATTTTGATTTTTTTCATAGTGATGTATGTTTTCTCTATTTGTAACCCATTCTAAATTATCTACATTATTATTTAATATATTTAAGTCTTTATGATTTACTATGTTTTTACCATCTACTTTATCTAAAAAATATTCGGCAACCAATCTATGAATAGAAAACATTTTATCATTTATTTTTTGGAATCTATATCCCTGATAGCCAATATTAGAAGTTAATATCTTTTCTTTTGAATAATAATATCCATATCTATTTTTTAGCTTTTTTGGCAAACTTTTTACATTACCGTAGTTACTTATTTCATAACTTTCAAAATCTTTAATCTTTTTCCATTCTTCCATATTACTCTATCAATTTATCAATGTTTATATTATGTTCCTCAAGTATATCCGATATTCCTTTTGCCATTGCATCTATTCCATCGAACACATCGTTATTAGTATTATCTATACTCTCAAATCTTCTCTCCATAGCCTTACGCAATTGCAGTATATCAAACAAAGCACAAGCCATATCTAAAGACTGTGATGCTCTATTAAACTCCATTTGTTCTTCGGGTAAAATAAATGTTAATCTTGCTTCCATAATTTTTAAATTGTTTCAAACATTACCATATTATTACAATTAGAACATTCTAATCTATCTAACTCAATAGGATAAACCGCAACCCATTTATGTCCACATAAATCACATTCAACATTGTTACTAGTCCAACTTAGTTTATTATCCTCTAAGTGTTGTTCATACTCAGGAATATAACTAACTAAATCTTCAAGGTCTATTTTAGTAATACCCTTGGTTGTTTTAAGCCATTCACATAGGCCTTCTGTTAAATTTTCACTCATAATTTTTGCTTTTTATATTGCTTCCACTTTTTCTTTGCTTTTTTCTCTCCTTCTTCTAATGCTCTTATATATTCAAAATTGTATTGATCAAACTTTTTATCTACAAAGTATCCATCTAGAAAAGCACCTATGTATTCTTTTTTCTTCATCATTTTATCTTAGAAAATATGATTTGTTAGTAATTGCTGATACCATTCTTCAAATTTATGTATAGATTCTTTTAAAGAGTTTTTACCTATAATAGTTCTTTCATAAAGAAAAGGTGATTTAGTTTCTCCATCAGCATGACAAAGTCCACTTCTTATAGAACAAAATGAATCTGATTGAGTTACTATAAAATAATCTCTCATTGTCATATTTCCTATTTTAAATTCAGGACGTAATTTTAAAATTTGTTTTACTGTCATAATTTTCTTTTTTAAATTTCTAATAATTCTTTTGTTGTAAGTTTTTTATTATTATCCCAATCTGTTGATTCAGACCAAAAAGACAATCTACCCATTCTAAAGTAATTGTTATCACACCACTCTGCAAACCCAATAGCAAATTCTTCTGCTACTTTTACTGATTTATCTGCAAATCTTACAGCTTCGCCTTGTGTATTTATAGATGTGGTTGGCTTTAATTTATCTCTTAGTGTCATATCTAAAACTTTGTATTTATAGTCGAAATTTCGACTATTGTTAAAATTTTAAATCGTTATCTTCTTCTTCTACTTCTCCAATCATAAACCATTTCATTCCGTTGCTATTGCCATCTGTATATTTCAAGTCTTTAAACTGGCAATATTTCTGTATGAATATTTGGAATCGTTTGTGAGTCAATTTGAATTGTGCAAAATCGGGATAATCTCTTTTGAAGTTATCTAAATAAATCTGCTTATCTAATCTTATTCCCATCGGTAGGTTTTCACTATCCATTGTCCATTCGTTAAACTCAGGAGATGTACTTGCAATGAACTTACGTAGTTGGGTATTCTTACTATTTTGTGCAATAAGACCAAAGGTAAAGTAATCTTGCAAACATTCAACCATATAGTTATCAAATCTATGGAAGTCATCCAGCTCCCAATCATCAAATAATTGCCTTCCGAAATCCTGCTCAGGTGTTAAGTTTTTACCATAGAATTGAGCAATCTCTAATTCGTGCCTTCTACGGTCTTGCGAGTGTCCATCTCCTTTGATTGCATAGTTGGTTGATATAATTACCTTTGGAGATTCGTGTACATTTAATTTGATTGCATCCTTATTTTTCTTCTCCAGCGTAATCCCTTCTGTAATTAAGCTAAAATTGTTTTCAAAGTCGAATCCTTTCTTAACATCATCAAACACAAGAACTTTTGTTTCTAAAGATATGGTCTGATATGCAAATGATTTCTTATTGTCGTATTGCTTCCCATCTATAATGTCTGTCCTTCTAATCTGACCGATGCCCTGTACGAACAATCCTTTTCCAGTTCCTCCTTCGGGTGATTCTGATATAATTTCATCATTAAGGATTACAGCCTTGTTTTGAGAACGATTTTTATAATTCAATAGTAAGTAACCTATCGTGCATTTCATTGCAGTAGAATCATCGTGTGATATGTTTTCTATGAATTTCTGATAGTCATTGTTAGTTGTTTTTGTTTTTATCCAATCACGCTCCAATATTTGACTTTCCCATATATATCCATCAACATCGATATAATCATTTAAAACTGCATCGTCTTTAGTTACTTCTAATATACCATTGTTGAATGGAATAAATGATGTGTCCTTTAAGTCCTTCAGCATCATTAGGTCGATAGTCTCAAGCATTATCAAATATTGCTCTGTAAACAAGTTATGATAAGTTGAGCAGTAATTAAATACATCAATATGCTTTCCTTGAAGTAGGTAGGTAAGAACAAAATCCTTAATCCTTGATATAGATGATTCTCTTACTTTATTTTCCTTAATGAATACAAACATTGGCTTGTCGCTTCCATTAGCATAATGCTTTTTGAATCCACTATTCTCTAAAAACAATTTATATTTAAGCGAATCAATTTTTACATTATCCTTCTTGTCAAAGAGCCAAAAATTATCGTGTTCACTAACTTCTTTCAAGTCATCAAAAGTACTCTCATCGATATTGTGGATTTTCATTACTTCTGCTTTGCCACGATGTAAGTCCAGTTTAATTCTGTCTATTTTCTGATAATCCTCGAAGTATTTAGAATCGAATTGCCTTTTACGGTAGGCAGACTTTATCGTGTTCTTTGCTTCTTGCTCTGTAAAATCTCCAATGATTACGTTATTGATAATATATCCTTCAGCACTATATTGACTGATTCCGTACTCACAAAATGCTCCAGCTATATCGAATACAAATGCGTTACGCTCTCCATCATTAAATCCTTTTCCCCAATTAAATCGCATTATTTTATCAATGATTTTATCTTCATCTCCAATTGGAATTAACGGCACACGTTCAGCAATTGTAAATCCTTCATCAATTAATTTTGCATCAAACATTTCAGCATCGTAATTAACATAGATATTCGGGTCGTAGGATTCAAAACAAACTCTGTCCACATTGGAATTGGCAATGTCAAAATAATCAAAGTCAAATTTCTTCTGAAATGCCTTGAAATATTTAGGATGCGTTTCTTTGGTGGATAGAGGTATTTTCACAACTCCTTTTATACCATTCCCTGAAGGAGAAATAAACAAAAGAACGAAGTGTGGATTTTGCTTCAATAACTCAAAATGTTCGTTAATATGTACAATATCGGGGTATTTGTCGTAATCTACAACCATTAGTCCTGAATGATTAACTAATCCATTTGAATTTCTTTCGGTAAATTCTCCAGCGAATAAGATGCAAGGAAGTTGTTTTTTCAAATCTTCTCCTTTTCTAATACGCTCAATTAAATCTTTGCTCTTGCCATCTCTAATTCTCGCAACAACCTTTTCGATTGGCACGATAAAAGGAACTTCTTTTGATTTTAATAAATCTCTAAAAACTGATACTTTCATATTATTACAATTGTTTTCCCCATTGTTCTGCCATTGCATCGGCAATACCTTGAAATGTTTTACTTCTTAATGTTCTTCTTTGTTCTGGCGATTTAGCTTTTTGTAAAGCTTCATAATACCATAATGCTTGTCTTTTCAATTTACCTGTTTTTCTATCATTCCACTCTTTAAACTCTCCTTTTTCAACTATGTCGGTAGGTTCTAAGTTAGGTAAATTTTTTAACCATAAGCAAGTACTTTTTTGTGCTTTATCTCCAAACCAGTATGGCTGTATTATTTGATTAGGTTTTTTATGTAATCTACTCATAATACCAATTGGATTTTCAACTGCAATTCTTTCTACATCTGCATTGACTACATCCATAAAAAACTGTATGCTTTTTGCTTGACTTCCATCTGCGATCTTTCTTTCAAAATGTCTTGCTCCACTAACTGCTAAATCAGTACAAGGTGGAAAGGCAATCATTAAGTCAAATTTGGGCTCTCTTTTAATAACCTCAAACATATCTTCTTTATAATGCCATTCGGGATGACCTCCACTACAAGGTAATAAATCGCAACTAAATGCTTCAAAACCTAATTTTCTAAATGCTTTTGTTACCGCCTGGCTTTCTTCACAAGCTACTAATATTCTTTTCATATAATTATAATTTAAAAAGCCTTAACTCATTGGCATCCACTCCAAATCATTAAGGCTCTTACGGTTTTTACACCTAATTTCTTAAAGCATTGTGGATGTTATGCTTGTTAGATAAACCCCATTTTTTAGGGTCTTTCTTACCATCAAAGGTAATAAAATGTTAGCCTTTCCCACCGTTCTTACTAACTCGCTAATTAACGCTTCATTTTTTAGCTCCCGATACCACAATCCTGTAAAGTGGATTTGTATTCCCTTTAGTTTTCTTTACTTTCTAAAGCCAGTTACTTTATGCTAAAATGGCATATCTTCTACTTCTTCTTCAACCTCAATCTCTGTAATATCAACTTTAGCAAGATATGTTTTAAGGTATGCTTCTAACTCATCAAACTTTGCATCAGCATCTCTTGCATCTAAATCCTCAATATCAGCACCGATTGTGAAGTTTGGAATAGAGAATACAACTTTACCTTTTTTGTTCTCCGTAGCACTTGCTACATTAATCCAAGTACGAGTAATGCTTTGTCTGTTTGCTTTCACAAACTCTCCCCATTGTTGGGTAGCAGAACCTTTCAGCTGGATGTTAGCTAATGCACCATCTTCTAACATAATGTAGATAGACTTTGAGTAGTGTCCACCCGAGTTCTTTACACGGTCTTTAATCTCGTTGTAATAACCTTGTGCAATCTCTCCTCCTTTAAATGATTTTACAGTCATTTTCTCTTTAGAAAGATACTTAACTTCATTTGCGAAGATACCTGAATTACTGGCATCATTCCAACCTTTAACAGTTGATAGTTCATCAAGGAAAACAAATTTAAATGGAAGTGATACTTCAACATTTTTTGACAATCCTTTGTCGTAATAAGAAAATCCTTTTTGGTCGGACTTCCAATCGAGGAACTTCTGTGCAGGATTTTTAGTTCCTCCTGCGAAAACATTTGTGCGATTGCTCATTGCATATAAATATTAATTATCGGAAATTATGATGCTCCGATATAGCACCTTTTTTTATCTTGACAAATGTAATACTTTTATTTGAATTACAAATTTTATTTAAGAAATATTTAACAATTCTTTTTGATACGCTTTTGATGCTTCTAATTCATCGTTGTAGTAGCCTAAGTATTTGTTCTTATTGTTTATTTTTATAGAAGCTATCCATTTTCTTTTTTCTTTATTCCAACTAACTCCAGTATATACTGAACTTGATTTTAAATGTTTTTTATTGCAATTTTCTCTAGCACTTACTATTTCTAAATTTTCAACTATATTGTTAGCTTTATCAAAGTCAATATGATTAATAACAAGCTTAAACCCACATCTCTTATGATTTAGAAATGATTCAGCAACTAACTGATGAACTTTTTTAACATCTAATATTCCATTTTTGCTTAATCCAACTAACAAGTAACCATCTTTATCTTTAGAAAGTTTTCTTTGTTTTTCTTTGCCACATTTAAAACTTTTAACATTACCTAAATTAGATACCTGATAAATTCCTTCGTAACCGATAACGTCTTTATATATCTCTACCATAATTCAAATATAACCATTATTAATTTGTCACCCAAATAAAATTGAAAGAAAATACAAAAAAAAGTATTTGGATGATATGTTCGGTATCTTCTTCTTCGATTTCCTCACTATTATATAACGCTCCGAGCATTATTCCCTTTATTGGAACTATTGTTATTTCTCCTTGATAATGGTAAATTAATTCCATTAAGAACCAAACTACTGCAATTACTAATCCTATTATTGTTATCATTTTTCTAATCTTATTAAGTTAATTTTTCTATACACTTCGTTTACGAGTTCTTTATTCACGCCCCTCTTGTGGTAAAATTCCATAATTCTTAAAACTCTCTGATAAGGACTGTACTTTCTTTTCATAAATATATATAAATTTTTGTTGTTCTTTTATTCCGTTGCAATTATCGTATATTAGATTTAAACCTATTCCATTATCTTCAGAAGCTAATTTAACTGAATCATATACTTTGCCATCTTTTAATCTTTTTATTTTTCTAATAATAGAAACTTCACTTTCACTTTTCTTATTTGGAATTGGTAATCCACGCTTGATGCATTCTAAGACTATGAAATCATAATCATCCCATTTAGGTCTTGGCTTATCCCATAACCGATGTTCTTTTATTCCAGCATCTCGTAAGACTTTACTTATCTCGTGGTTTCTCATAATGATTTTATGTATTGTCCGTTAGTATTCATAAGCAAGACTATATCAAATTTCCTATCGTATTCCTGTACAACATAATTAAGTATAGAATTTACATCGTTGTACATCTGAACGTACATCATAAGTTCGTTTCTACTCAATTCAGGTTTATGTTTGTACCCATCAAATTTTTCCTTGTAATATATGTATATTAGCTCGGTTGGGTTAGTCTGCTTTAATCTGATATAATCTTGCCTTGTCATCTTACAAATGTACGGTTAATTTTCCAGTTTTGCAACTAAGTTTGTGAATACCATTATATTGACCACAATGTTCGCATTTCATTTCCCAAAACTCATCACAAGTTCCATCTTTTTTTATCGGTACATCAACAAACCAAGATTGATAATACTTACTTTCCATTGCGGTGTATCGGTAACAGAACTCTCGTTTGTCACAATTAGTGCCTTTGCATTTCGTTATATCCATATCACAATAATTTTTTAGTTCCTATTTCGTATTTCGCTGGAGAGTTAATCAACTTTAGCAATATAAATAATTGCTCAGCTTCGTGGTAATCAATTCTACCTGATTCATCTCCTTCTAATCCATTACCATCATCTTTAATTACCATTGCAATTTTTCCTTTTATATGGTCGTTCCATTGCTCTGCGTTGCTGAAGTAAAGATTATGATATATCACATCTCCTTGAGTCAGTTCTTCGTAATCATACTCGTGTATGTCGTCTATAAAAATTTGTTGTTTCATTTTATTTCGCATTTACCAAGATTTGTAATAATTTTTAACTAATTTTAATTGCCTTTCTTTACTATTTCTATATGATTTAACATTACCAAGATTTGAAACTTGATAAACACCTTCATAACCAATAACATCTTTATATATCTCTATCATAATTTTATTGTAATTTTACCTGTTGAACAACTTAATTTATGTATTCCAGCATATTGACCACAATATGGGCATTTTATTTCCCAGTATTCATCACAAGTTCCGTCTTTTTTTATCGGTGCATCTACGAAATAAGATTGTCTATATTTATCTGCCATTGCGGTAAATCGATAACAAAACTCTCTCTTGTCGCAATTCTTTCCTGAACATTTACAAATATCTGCCATTATCCAAAATATTTAAAGTGATTTAAACAAGCAAAAAGTGTATCTAATTCATCAATGTGAATGTCAATTCTTTTATTCTCCCATTTTCCTTTACTGACTTCGCTTTCAAAACTTATATCGTACCCTTCTCCATTTACCCATTCAGTTAATTTACAATATGACTTTCTCATTCCATCAATTTCGTACTCAACTGTTTTTCCTTCTCCAAACTTTTTTGGTTTGTAGTATTCTTCCTTTATAGCTTCTTCTTCAGTCTTAACTAAATGCTTTTTAATTTTACTTTTTTTCATAATAATTTTTTAAACTTAATAAAATCCTTGTTGTTTGCCCACCATCTTTGATTTATAATCTTGATACGTTCTTTATTTTTTGCTCTGTATTCACGCATATAAGCAGCGTGTTCTTCAGGTGTTTTCTTCGGTACGTATATTCCCATTACAATAATTTCTTTTCAGCTATTTCATATTTTGCTGGTTGGTTTATAAGTTTTAGCAATATAAATAATCGTTCTGCTTCTGAATAATCTAATCTAATTCCAGTTTTATTTGCCTTATCAAATCTAATTATTAATCCATTTCCATCATCAATTACAGTATTTGCTACCGTTTCTTTTACGTTTTCCACCCATTCACTTCCATTGCTATAATATAAAGTATGAAGATTATCATCAGTTAATTCGTAGTTATACTCGTGTACATCATCTATAAAAATTTGTTGTTTCATTTTATTGTTATATTAAGTTTTCTAAATCGTTTAATGTAATCTTATTCAAATTATTTAATAAGAAATCAATCTTAATGTTGTCTATAATCGACATATTTTTATATCCACCTTCTTCTTCACAATCAATCTTCATTCTTTTAATAAATTCATTTATTATTTTTTGATTTTTCTCTTTATTTCTATAAGAATTATATCTATCTTCTAACTCATCTAAAATTTCGTCTAATTCGAAATCGTCTAAATCTACATCTACTGAAATACTTGCCATAATTTTATTCTTTGTTCATTTTACTTGGTACTGTTATACATAAATCATTTTTTAAATACTCACTTAAAATTCTATCAATCCTATGTTGAGGGATGAAGAATACTTTTTCTATATCCATAGCTCTGTTATCACGGTGGGTAAGGAAGTATTCTACAATCGCAAATCTCTCGTTAGGAGTGATAAAATTGCGTGGGTTTTTCATCGTCTTTAACAAATCAACATTTGATTTTAAGTAATACAATTTGTGGTTTAGGTTTAATGGCTGGATGTCCAGTTTATCAAATCTTTGCACTACTGTATTTTTACTTATTCTTAATTGACTTGCTATATCTAATGCAGTTACATAGTGAGCCATTATACTTGTAATTTACTATTGATTTTCGCAATGTAATCCTCCTTAATAGCTATTGCTTCCTCAAGTCTTTCTTTAATAAGAGCAATCATTTCCTCATCTCTTTTTACTTCAATTGTGTGATGAAACTCCTCGCCATCAATGATACAGTAATTAAAGAAATATGCCTTATCAGAATTACTACATAACATCTGCATCTGCATCTGAGCATAGTATTCCTTATCAATATTTTCATCAGCCACAATCTTAAAGAACTTTGTTGCTCGTGGACACTTAATCTCAAGTATTGCATCTTTTCCTACAACGCCATCGGGTGACGCTCCTGCGTGTTGTCCATAAGGAAACATAAATGATTCAGTTGCTTCAGGGTGCATTTCTTGGAATTTAGCAAATGCTAATGGCTCTAATTCAACTCCACGTTGCATGTCTGCACCACGATAACTATCTTCGACTTGACCGTACAATTGTTCTATTGCTTTTTCAATAGCGTAAGATTTTCCAGTTTCTCCTAATCCACGAACTCCTAAAAGTTTATGAATTTCTGATGCGGTAAACTTACCATATCTGTCTTTAAACCATTCGTTGCTACGCTGGGTTGCCTCGTAGGCATTGGTTGCCTCGTTGGTATGGTTCATTGTGTATTGTTCGCTATACTCTAATGCTTGATGTCTATTGCTCATTTGTTTTTTAGTTTCCAAATTCCTACTAAATTACTACTATGTTTTTTAGGCATTATATAAAATCTAAAGTGACCTACTTCGTTTAAGTTACTCCAATTATATACTTCTATAAATGAACCGTTGCCTATTACTTGATTAACTTTATATCCGTTCTTCATTTCTTAATTCTTTCGTAAGCGTTGCACATTTGTTCGTTGTCGTGGTAGTGAATGGATTGTACTATTTTTCTCATCCATTTGTCAAATCTTTTTATCTCTTTCATTATAAGTATTGTGATAGGATTAATTGTTTATCTAATTGTTCTTCTGATGATAACGAACCAAAGGTAATAAAATTTGCTTCAATTTTAGCTAATTCTTTTAAATGATTTGTAGCAATATCTAATCTTCTTTGTTGGCTATTCATTATTAATTCTAATGATTCTATTTGTTGTAGGATTACTTCTTCCATTATAGTCTTGATATTTCTAAGGTTAATTTTGTTTTTAATTTGTCAAGTTTTACTGCGGTTTCTAAATTAAGGTCACCAAAAATAAGTTCTTCCTCAATGTCATTAATAGCTCTATTAACTCTATCAATTGTTCCAGCAATACCATTAATTTCTTCAATCAACGAATTTAAAATATCATCGTTGTACTCTGTTTCTGCATAATCAATAAGATTTTCTAATGCAGTTCCTAATTGTTCTTCCATAAGAATATATTTAAAGTCTGCCACAAATTTGTTTCCTTGACTTCGAGTACAAATCTATATAAGTTATATTAATCCACAAAATAATTTAGAAAACTTTAACATAAAAGTAGTGTTTTGTAGGAAAAAAGTATTGATAAGTGCCATATTTCAATTTTTATAAAAAAAAAGTGCGTTTTTACACCCCCCCCCTAAAAAGTGTATCAAGAAATAGGGGGGGGGTCTATTTTCTATTTTTTTTTAGTTTTTTTAATAATAGCCATTTATATATATATATTTCCTACAAATAATAATAATAATAAATATATATAAATATTAAAATATAATTTAGTATCTTTGTAGCAATATGATTGTTTACTTTTATTTAAAAACAAAACCATTTAAACAAGAAAACAACTTAGTTTATATAGATGGTTATGTGTTACACTATGATAATTATATAGAATACGAAACTGATGCTGTAATTACAGTGGACACTGACTTCTATTTGGATTTATTATTATTAAAGTCTAAGTATAAGAAATATACTTTTTTAAGTATGTCCAAAGAAATGTTTGTTAAATCTAATCCTGTTAATATTACAGAAGGAAAAATAAGTGGTCAAGCTAAAAATGGAGAATATATAATATTAGAAGAAATATGAGTATAAGTCACACTGGAATGGTTTACTTTGGAACTGAAGCAAAACCTTATAAAGAACCTGAAGTAGTCAAAGATACAATTGTAGAAAGCGTTGTAAATCGATTTAAAGAGCGTTCTGAGGTAGGAATTGCTAAATACGGCACTACGATGGATAGAAAAGATTTAAGTACCTTAGAATGGCTACAACATCTCCAAGAAGAAATGTTTGATGGTATTTTATATATTGAGAAGCTAAAATCTAAGCAACACATAATTGATATTATGAAGGCTGATGAGGAATTAGGATTGTATGCAAATACTTTTAGCGGAACAACATCATCAACTACAAATAATTCATACAATGTAGTTGAATGTAAATGTAAATAACTGCCTTTACTCGGTGGCTATCTAAAGAACTTCAATAGGTTAATGTCCACTTCAGATTTGGTGTCGTACTTCATTTGAGCCAAACCTCTTTCGACTATATTCATAACCTCATCGGTTGTATTGGTTTTCCAGCTAATTCTTTTAAGTAGAACTGTCCGCTTCTTCCAATTGAAGTAGTCAACAGCAGTTGAGTGCATAAGTTGCCTTGTCAGGTTTACAAAGTCAATATCAATTTCCTTACTGTCCAGTATGGTTTGATTATTTTTAGCTATTTCTAATAATTTTTCTTCTGTCATATTGCAAATATAAGAAACCCTTACAACAAATTAATGCTATAAGGGTTATATTTTTTCGTCTTTCCGAAACGCCAAAGAATATGTATATTTGTTAGGCTTATGAATATTTTCCCCATTGATTAACACCTAACTTTGACTCACGCATATACACCGCCATCGATATATCTTTTATATAGATTCCTTTTTGTTAATTGGGGTTTATATCTGTTGGGTTTATAATCTCACCTACAATCCATTCTTTTGAACTGTCTAAATGATTTATAACCCAGTGTTTTGCTTCTGATATGTTTTTTGCTACAAATCTGTAATATCCGTTTTCTGAACTTGCGTAATATGTTCTCATAATTATTATTTTCTTCTGCAAATATATGGCGACTATTTGGATTACAAACTACATTAACAAAAGTTTAACAATGCTTCTTTATATGCTTCTGATGCTTCTAATTCAGTTATAAAATATCCTAAAAATTTAGATTTTCCATTTATTCTTATAGTTGATTTCCATTTTTTATCTTTTGTATTCCAGTGGACACCTACATATTTAGAAGATGATTCAATATGTTTTCTATTAGAATTTTCTCTATTTGTTATTATTTCTAAATTGTCCACTTTATTATTAGATTTATCAAAGTCAATATGATTTACTACTAATTTATATCCGCATCTTTTATGATTTAAAAATGATTCTGCAACTAATTGATGAATAGTTCTTGTATTTCCAATGCTATTAATATATAGTCTAAGTGAATAATATCCGCTTTTCTCTAAATAAGGACTCCTAATTAAATTAGTTTTACAGGATTTAACATTACCAAAATTAGAAACTTGATAAATTCCTTCGTACCCAACAACATCTTTATATACTTCTTCCATAATACAAAAAACCCACATATCAATAGGTCGCTGTCTATATCAATGCAGGAATTTTATTAAATTTTTATTTGTATCAGCGACAATACTAAAACAAAGATACAAAATAATATTTATATATCCTAATTTCTTTTATGTCGGTGGGGTTAGTTCCGTTTGGTCGGTGGGGTTAGTTCCGTTTGGTCGGTGGGGTTAGTTCCGTTTGGTCGGTGGGGTTAGTTCCGTTTGGTCGGTGGGGTTAGTTCCGTTTGGTCGGTGGGGTTAGTTCCGTTTGGTCGGTGGGTAAAAAAGTGAAAAATTACAAAATGTTACAAATATAACAAAATGTTACAAAAAACATCAAAATGATTTTTAGCTTGTTTAAAGCATTGTTTTAATCAAAACGTATCAATATACCAAAAAAGTTTTTTATTGCCTTAAATTGACTAAAAAAGCTATCGAAAAAATAACCCAAAAATATAAATTGTTATGAATGTAACAAAAAAGGCTATAAATGTTACAAAATAATTGATAAAAGTAGTTTATTAATCAAACTATTGACGTATATTTGTAGAAGAAAGGAAGCAATAAAGCAACCTATAAAAAACCTTAATAAAATGAAAACACAAACATTTAAAACAGCCTTATTTTTTACAATTATTTTAGTAACTATTGTTACAATTCATTTATTAACCCCAATACAATATAAATAAAATGAAAAACTATCTATCAAAACAAGCCCCGCAAATTTTAACTGTTGCAATAATTGCAGCATATTTTTTAATCAATTTAATACTTAGATAAAATGATAAAATTTCCTAAACCTAAAAAAATAGACTATACTAAATATATAGAACCTAAAAAACAAATTTTTGTAACAAAAAACGGAATAACAATAGCAATATTAACAACAATATAAAAAACCTTAAAAAATGAAAACATTAAACGAAACGCAAACGCAAAAAATAGTGGATTTTTTAACCGAAATTGAAAACGACACGAAAATAGAAATTTTATCTTATATCAATTTACAGGATATAGATTTAGAAAAACCATTTGATAGCATATACGAAGCTATTGACGATAATAATGGATTTGATATTGAAATTATATATTACAGCGATGCAATCCAGTATCTAAAAGAAAACGACCCTAGTCTAATGGAATCAATTGAAATCGCCTTACAATATGGGTACGAACTTAAAAATATTAATAGTGAGTTATTAGCTAGTTTATTGGCTAGTTTTAATTCAAGTGACCAATTTTACCAGTACGAAAACGAAATTAACGAACTTTTTAAAAATATATAATTATGATACTTAACACAAATTTACCCGCTTTTTATGGTTACTATGGTAGTATTTTTGACGATGTAGACACGTCAAGCGAATTAGACTATATTAACGAAATTAGAACCGAAAACGGTTTGAATGAATTAGAAAACGATGATTTAATAGAATGGGACTATAAAACCTATTACAGTGAATTAAATATACAACTTTGTAACTGTGTCGAAGACTTTTTAATTGAATTAGACATTATTAAATCGATTGAATTTATAGCCTTACATAGTCCGAAATATTACAATTTTACAAATGATTTAATAGAATGTAAAATCGACGTGAACCCTAAAAATATACGAAAATATATTAATAATAATTTAGAGGAGTTTGAAAAACATTTGATTGAGAACCACAAAAGCCGTGACGGTTTTAACTCTTTTTATGAGTATGACCTCGATTTTTGGCTTGACAGAATGGAGAATTTTAAACAATTAGACCACAACGAAATACACTCTATTTTGAATTTCATTTGTGAAAATGAGGGTTTCGATATAGTAGATAGTTTATATGACGGTAATTTTGATTATGTAATGTTACAGGCTTATAATTTTAACGATATAACAACAAAACAATGATACTACCTAAACGAGTTTTTAACAGTCCTTTAATTAAGTATGCAAATTTTGCCGACGGTTCAAATATTAACTTAATTAAATTAATAAAGCCCTATAAAAATGGCAATAGTTTCGCGGTCTATGAGACTACAAAAAGTCCCTTTTGTTCAAATGGTTTATTTAAAACAATAGAGACCGCAAACGCAAAATTTAATCTAATGATTAAAAATAACTTATACGAAACTAATTTAATAGAATTAAAAACCTTAAAAAATGAATAACGAACAACCTCCCGCATTTTTAGTCTACCTTATGGCTTTTGGAATAATAGGTAGTATTTATGGAATTATAGCAATGATAGGATTAATTTTAAATGTATAAACTTATGAATAATTTAAATAAAATTTTGACAAAAACGGAATTAAAAAAATTTTTAGCCGATAGAATGCGACATATAAATAAGACGCCAAAAATTAGAATAAGTACATTCGACAAAAACTTTTGCATTTATGAGGTCACAACAATAGGCGACAATATGCAATTTTGCCCAACTTTTGCACGGGTGCAAAGCGTTAATTTTGCCAAATGTCAAACGGTCTACACTATTAATAATGATATTTTTGGATATGGTTCTATACTAAGCGAAATTGAATTTTTCAATAGAAACCCAAACGATGCAATAAAAAGAAATTTAACCCTAATTAAATTAAAAAATGTATAGTAGTATAGAATTTAAAACAAAAAAAGAGGCATTAAAAAGAGTTAGTTTAATGAAATGCAATTGTAAAATAATAAAAACTTTAAATAATAAATACGTAATTAAGTACGATTTTAAAGAAAGTTAACAAAAAAACCAATAGACAACCTTTTCAATTCTCGCACAAACGTAAACATTTTTTAGTAATGCCACCCCGTTAGAAATAGCGGGGTTTTTTTGTGCCTTATAATTTGCACACTCTTACAGGCTCACACTCTTACAGGCTCACACTCTTACAGGCTCACACTCTTACAGGCTCACACTCTTACAGGCTCACACTCTTACAGGCTCACACTCTTACAGGCTCACACTCTTACAGGC